GGCCAGGCTGGGGCGGCTGCGGTTGACCCGGCTGCGGTTGGCCAGGCACCGGCATCCCTGGCTGTTGCTGCTGGACTTCTCCCGGCGGCTTCCGTACTTCTTCGATGCCCAGGAGTTCGGTCATCTTGTAGACCAGCGCAGACTGGTCCACGTTGGGGTTCGCCGCCAGGAACTCCAGGAACTGCGCCAGCTTCTGGAGCTGCACGAGGCGGTTGTTCTCGGTCGGCGAGAACGGGACCGCCTCGTAGTCGTAGAACCACTCATCCTGGTTCATGTTGAACGCGTCGGGGTCGTTCGGATCGATCGGGTTGGGGAACGCGATGGAGGCGCGGTTGACCTCGACGGCTTCGCCGGGGAGCCGTCCGCGCATCACAACTGATCCCGCCTTCGGGAAGAACTCACGCCACAGGGACAGGATCTTCAGCCCCGCGTCCACGATCCAGGTCTCGATGACCTTGATGCGTCGGCCGTTGCGGGTTCTCGTGGCGGTGTCCGCCAGGGCCACTTCGGTGGCGATGTCCGAGCCGCCCACCTGCCCACGGGCGTACTGCGGTAGGCCGAGGATGAACTCGATCACGCCGGTGATGCGATCTCTCATCTTGTCGAACGACGGGCTCATCGTCGGTGCCCTCGTGTAGTCGAGGGCCGCGTTGAGTGGTGCGTTATGCTTGATGTTGAGCTGCATCACGTCGCCTGGACCGGTGGCCTGGCGGATGGTCTGGAGCGCAACCTCGATGTTGTCGACGAGGGCTTCGTTCAGTACCATCACGGGGATGCTGCTGTGCGCGAACCAGAGTTCGAGCGTGTCGATCTCGTTGAGGCGTTCCTGCTGGCGCGCGATGAGCTTGATGTCCGACACGCCGGAGTTGTCGATCAGGTTCTTGTTGAACGTGAACATCGAGTACGGGTTCTGGACGAACTTGAACGGGAGCTCACCCTCGAACAGCGGGGCGTTGCCGTTCTCCAGGAGCAGGTACATCCGCCCCGCGGTGAAGTCATAGAACTCGTACACGATCACCCACTCGAAGACCATCCGGCTTCCCTCGTTGAGGAACGAGGACAGCGTGTCACGGTCTACGAGCCACGTCGGCATACCGGATGCAGTGGCGCTCTCGGCCACCTCTTTGTTGTAGCCGAGGCGATCGTCGGCTACCTTCTCGTCGAACTCCTGCTTGGTCATCGCTACTGCTTCGATGACGTAGCGGACATCATCCCAGTCCACGCTCATGTCGTAGAACATGTTGCGCGGGTTGATGACGCGAGTGAGCGGGCGCCCATGCTTGGCGGACCACACCGTCTTCGAGAAGGCTCGTCCGCACATCGAGGCGTACGTGGCCATGTCCGACGCCTTGAAGTGCATCTTGTCGCGCCGGAACGAGTCGTTGATCAGCGACTCCCGCGCCTTCGCTGACTCCGCTCGCTCCCGCTCGCGTGCCGTCACCGTGAGAAGCGGATTCGTTGGGCACACGTTGGCCACCATCGTGTCGATGAAGGCGTACGGGTAGTTGGTCTCCAGCTTCAGCTCGGATTCTTGATCCGCGCCGGCGGTGGCCAGCGGCCCCTGTGAGGTAGTGAAGACCGGGTCGAGGTACAGATCCTCGGAGAGGTACCATGCGTGGTACCGGTCCCACTCCTGGCGTTCTCGGCGCCCCTTGCTGATGTGAGTCGTCAGGATGTGACGGATCTGTTCGAAGCTGAATGCCATGGTCTACTTCGTCGGTGGGTTCTTCTGGCGGTCCGCGTACATCCCCTCGGCTTCGCCCAGGCCCCATCCGAGCACTTCCCGATCGTCTCGGTTCATGTCTGCGATGCTGCGGGGACCCGCTCCCGAAGGCTCCGGAAGCGGCGCCTGGCCCTCGGTGTCCGACTTGAGTTGTCCAGACTTGATCTGCGCCAGGATCGAGGAGTACGCCGGCGAACCATCCCGCACGGTGTGGATGTCCTTCCCGGCTCCCGACACCGTGATGGATCCGTCAGGGTTCTGGGTGTATCTGAACGGGTCCCCTGGCGAGGTGTACACCACCTTCGGCTTGGGAGCTTGGACCTGGATCGGAGGGACCGGCGGCTCTTGTGCCTGGATGGCGCGGTCGACGGCCTCGGACCGTTCCATCCACCACGGCTTCTCGCGCTCGGTCTGGATGGAGCCACGCATTCCACCCTTGTGGATGCGCTCCGGAGGGGGCCCGCTGGTGGAGATCTGGCCACCGCCGCCGTCGTCGTCACCCTTCATTTGCGTCTCCGGTAGTGAGCACGTCGCCTGGGTGGGTTGTTTCCAGCCTTCGCGGCCTTCAGGTACTCTTCGACCTGGTTCCAGGTCATGTCCTTGAACAGGAGCACGTTCTCCTGCTTCGGTGTGATGCGGTATCGCACCGGGCAGAACGGCGCCACCGCACAGGCTACCATCAGGGCGGAGACCTTGTCCCAGTGGTGCCTGGCCCGTCGCCTCCCTGGGTTGGACGCCAGGATTTCAGCACGCGGCGTGCGCTCCACGATCTTGTCACCGCGATAGCCGCGCACCTGCGAGACACTGTCTTCACCGACCAGGTGGAGCTTGTCGAGCAGTGCATCCACCAGCATGGACACCCACTCGTCATGGTTTGACTTGTGGACACCCGGCTTGAATGCGGAGTCGTAGTGGATGTTTGGGTATCCCCACTCTCGCAACAGCACGATGGGGGCCAACCCTACACCGTTACGCTCCACTCCGATGAGGGCGTTGTTGTACTTGATGCCGGTATCGAACAAGATCCTTGCAAAGCTGTTAGGATCTGTAGCTCTACCGTAGGAAGCCACCTGACGCCACTCGTTAGCCCACACCTGCAAGACCTGGAAGGCGTGGTGGTCCCGACCCCACCCCGCGGGGTCGACTCCGATGGCGTAGATGGCCCCCGGCTCCGGAGGGAACCATTCCGTGTACCCGTCGTCTTTGTGGCCCTGCTTTTCAGGGAACAACGTGTGGAATTTGTCGAGGATCCCTGCAGGAATGATGCCAGATCCTGACGCGATCCAGCAGGTGACGTCGTCGAAGGGGAAGTAGACGCCGAACAGCTCCGGATTGCGCCTGATCTCTGGATCGTTGTTCATCGTGAAGCGACGGAAGGCCAGATGTTCGAGCCGGAGCCCCCGCCCTCCGTACCGCTCCAGTAGGATGCGTTCTTCCTCGGTTACTTCCGAGTTTTTTGGCCATGGGCGCTGGTTGAGCTTCCCGTCCCAGAACGGGAAGAAGGCGAAGAGGTCTCGCCCCACTCCTCCCTTCGAATCTCGACACTTGTCCATCCACCACTGGGCGGAGGACTCCGAAAGCGGCGCAGGAGTGCATTCCAGCATCAACCTGGACCGCTTCCTGTTCTGCATCGCAGGAAGGATGAGGCTGTACTGACGCGCGGCGTTGCGCCAGTAGGCCAGCTCGCTGCCAAGGAACAGATCTACCGACTGACCGATACCTACGGCCTCTCCGTCGCCGGTCAGCACCCGCATCTTGCTTCCCTGCTCCAGAGTCAGGGAGCGGACCTCGCGAGTACTGATCTTCGGAGTGCGAATCTCCTCCGGCCATCGATCGTAGCAGAAATTCACACGCGAAAACAGGTAGTCTGCTCTGTTCTGCGTGTCTGCGATGATGACGCTGTCCAGTCCCTCCTGATACGAGATCATAGGGTACATGCACAGCGCTGCGGTGGTCGACTTACCGCCCTGGCGGTAGCCGAGTACGGTCAGCCACCGGTAGTAGCCGTTCTCGTCCACCGGCGTGTCCGAGAAGTAGGACACGATGGTCGCCTGGAGGTTCTCCGTCAGGCGATGCGGGTCGTACAGTACGGTCTGTGACTCTTCCTGGTCAGTCACATTGGCGTAAAGTCGTAGGCTGTTCGACGGAACAGCCAAGAACTCGGCCAGCTTCGGCTCGACCATGGTCAGCCGTTCTCGACTACGTCACGCTGCTCCGCTGGGACCAGCTCTGGCTCCTCTGCGCGCTGCGTGACCTGGTAGATCGGCTGCAACGGCTTCCCGAGCTGGTTTTTCATGTCCGCCAACACCATCAGGACGTCACGGGTGGGCGGGCCCCGTAGCCCCGCCTCCTTCCGGTCATCTTCGAGCATGTCGATGATCATCTGGAGGATCGGCTTGGCCGCTTCCATCATGACCGGGGAGATGTCGCCCTGGAAGAGGCGGACGAGGAGCAGGGTGGACAGCTTTCTCACGCCAGCTCGACTCGAAATGTCCACCTGCGCGATCGACTCGGCGAGAACTACACGCTCTTGCTGCGAGATCGTGTTGCGCCAGTCCATCCAGGCCATGGAGAGCTCGGCGGCAGGTCCGGAGGGACCGGAAGGCGGCTGTTTACGAGGCGGAATGGGTCACCTGCTATAGGGTAGCCTTCCGGGGAGCCGTGCGCACGGGTTCACGGCCGTGCGAGACCGGACTGCGTTTGAAGTTGACCCCCAAAGCCTGCGAAGGAGAGCCTCCTACGAACCACGAGCCCGAAATGTTCATCGTCCGGCTGTTTTTTCGGTTCCGCCAGGCTCGATCTTTGGCCGTGAGGAAGGTTTCTGACTCGAAAATGTGCCGAAGCTCCCCCGTAGACGCCTGATAGGGGTACTTCAGGAGGTGTTCGAGGCGAATGCAGGTGTCCAGGTAGCCGATCGAGGGGAAAACCACACCTACAGGGCGCATCCAGGGGGCCAAAAGCGCGAAAGTGACCCACGGAGACGCGCAGAACTTGCGCAAACCAGCCTTGATGGCTCTCTGGAGGTTGTTTTTCAACCCGGATGACTCGGTGAAGTATTCACGAGTCACGCCCTGGCACCAGGCTTGGAACAAAACAACGTCTGGATCCGTCGAAATGTCGTCAGGCAGCCTCATGTGAGCTACTTCGTAGGGGTCCAGACGCGGAAGATCGTCACGGATCTCCATTGCTGACCACCCGGCGAACCTCACGGGGCTGCGCCAACCGTCTTTCGAGTTCCACCAGAGCTTCACTTTGCGTGCAGCCTCTGATCGGAGCCATGTTTCGAAGATCCTCTCTTCCATAGCAGAGGAAGAAGAAGCCTTCAGGGTCTTCCGAACGCGAAAAAGGAGGAAGTGGCGCACCACTCGGTAGATCACTTCCTCTTGAAACGGAGGAACGGTGGGCAGTCCATCGTCAGCGAGTACCCGAATTGCCGCTGGCCAGCGCCGATACACGAAGTTCAAGGCGGGGGAGCGGGCAGGAAGGTACGGTGGAGGTCCTTCCACGGGGTACTGCCCCACGCCGCCGGGCTCCGCGGGGCGTAGGTGGATCATCTACCAGCCTTCGGAAGGCACTTCTTGGCCAGCCTGTAGCCGATGATGATCGCGATGACGATGGACAGCCGGAGGCTCACGACTTCTTCTGCTTCTTCTGAGCCGGAGTCGCGGGAACATCGGCCGCCATCGGGGGCTCCGGCGGGGCACCGGAGAACTCGACCAGCGGGATCGGAGTCTTCTCGGGCTGCATGATCCCTCCCATGAAGGGAGGGGGCCGGTGCCGGAGACGATGCGCGGCCTCGGCGGCGATCGGGAACCCGGTCTCCACCAGCCAGGTGGCGACCTCCTCGTCGGTCATGAGCGCCGGAGCCTTCATCGATCCCCTCCGCGTCCCATCAGGACGCCACGAGCCTTCCGATCTGCGAGCTTCTTGGCCACGTTGGTGGCCACCTCCTCCAGGGAGGAGTCGAGGACGGTCGCCAACGCGTCGAGGTACCACAACACGTCGCCCATCTCCTTCAGGATGGCCTCGCGACGCGGCGTGTTCATGTGGCCGTTGTCCTCGCGCATGAGGCGCTTGAGCTCACCGGCCACCTCGCCGCTCTCCTCCAGCAGCCCGTAGGCCATGTGGTCCAGGTCGAGACGTTCGGCCCCCGACAACATCAGCGTGTCCAGCACTCTGGCGTGGAACTCGCTGAAGTAGGAGACCTTGATCTCTGACATCAGGCCACCTGGGTCTGCTGCTGGTCCGCCTCGAAGTCCTCGCCGTCGCCGTCGTCGTCCACCTCGTCGGGCTCGACCGGAGCGGCTTCGACTTCCACCGCCTCCGCGGCGGGCGCTTCGACGGCCGGCGCGGTCTGGGACTCGGCCAGGAGGTTGGGGATCGCGCGGATGTAGACCAGCGTGAGATCGTCCTTGTCGCGCCGGTACCGGAACTTCAACCCGCGATCCCGCGCGGACTGCGAGAGCTGGCTCACGAGCGAGCCCACCTTGCACTTGAAGTCCTCGCCCTGGACGAGGCACCGCATCTGCCCGTCGAGCCACTCCTCCAGCGGGTAGATGCTGCCCTTCTTGCGGGCGGCCGAACCACCCACCCGGCGGGCGGTGGCGGGCAATTCCGTGATGATGCGTGCCATGGTTGTGAATCTCCTTGCTCTGACTCCTAGCACCCACTACGTGTTCAGGCAAGGGGAACTCATGCACATCTCTCTGTACAGCCACACGCTGGACACGCTGCCCCAGAATCGCAGCGTCACATTCGACGAGCTCGCTGCTTTGCTGACCCTCTGGTTGCCCACGCCGCCTGGAGGGAAGGCTGACCTGCCGGCCTGGAGCCCCGCGCAGCTGGCAGGCGCTCGGCGTGCCGCGAACGTCGTCGATCTTTCCTGCTTCGTGCTGGATGTCGACGACGGCACCACCATCGAACAGGGTCGGGCGTTGTGGCCCGGGTTGGCGCGCATCATGCACACCTCCTGGTCCCACCACGAGATGCACCCGAAGTTCCGGCTCGTGTTCCCCCTGGCGCAGCCCTGCCCCCGCGCCAAGTGGGAAGCCTGCTGGTACACCCTGGCCGTACGGGCCAAGGCCGCCGGGATCCGTCTCGACGAGAAGTGCAAGAATCCTGACCGGATCTACTACCTGCCGGCGGTGAGCCCCGAGTCTCCGTACCGTACCTCCGACGTGAGGCCCGGTGCGTACCTCACTCTGGACTACGACCGGCTCACGGACCCGGATGCCGTACGGCGCCGCGTCGCTGCACAGCGGGTGACCCCGATCCGCTGGCGGGCTCCAGGGAAGCGTGACTACCTGGATCCCGTCGTGCGGGAGGACGTTGCGAAGCTCGGCGGGTTCGAGATCTCCGACAACAGGGCCATTCACGGTGAGTGCCCGCGCTGCTCCCGTAGGAGCGTGTGGTACTTCATCACGCCTACCAACATGGCCTGGGCATCGTGTAACCATCGCGCGACTTGCGGATGGAGAGGTCCCCTGGCTATGCTGGATAGGAATGGCGCCACCACGAATGTTCCTGGATGAGTTCGGGCTCGACGTTCTCGCGGACGAGGGCGTCGAGTTGTTCAGGGTCATCCTGGCCGAGCTCGACCTGCCCGCGCGGTGGGCGAAGTCGATCGGCGATGGCGAGGAGGAGCTCCGTCTCGCGGTCGGCTGGAAACTCCGCCGAAGTCGGATGGAGATGCTTCTGGAGGGCAGAAAGGCCGCGAGATCGCTAAAAGCGTCCCTCGTCCGGGAGCTGAACAAGCTGGCGCGCGCGGTCGGCGAAACGCCCGAAGAAGCTGCACAGAAGGAGGAGGGCGTCCGGAGGCCCCCTCTCTGGTCGCTACACGATCACACGATCCTTCCGCTCCTCGATGCCGGGAAGGAGGGTTTGAAGGCTGGTTACCACAACCTCCTCACCATCCTGGGTCGAGACCGGGAGTGGGCGGGCCGGTTCAAGCTGAACCTCTTCAGCCAGCGGGTGGAACTCGACGGCCTGCCCCTCACCGACTCGGACACGACGGCGATGGCTGCCTGGGTGAACGGCGTGTACGGGCCCGCCTATACGCCAGCGCAGGTGCTGGACGTTGCCGTGGTGATCGCGAAGGAGTCGTCCTACCACCCTGTCACCGAGTACCTGCACTCCCTCGAATGGGACGGCGTACCGCGAATCGATGACTGGCTCCACCAGTACGCATCCGTCGCGGACAACGTCCTCCACTCCTCCTACGCCCGCAAGTGGCTGATCGGGTGTGTGGCTCGCGTGATGAGTCCCGGGTGCAAGATGGACACCGTGCTCATTCTCCATGGAGAGCAGGGTGCCTACAAGTCCACCCTGTTCAGAATCATGGCTGGTGAGTGGTTCTCCGACAGCCCCATCGCAGTCGGAGACAAGGACGGCGCGCAGAACCTGCAAGGCATCTGGATCTGGGAAGTAGGCGAACTCGACTCGTTCTCTCGCAGCGAGTCGAGCGCAGTAAAGCGGTACATGTCGTCGCAACAGGACCGCTTCAGACCATCCTACGGTCGCCTACCCGTCGACGTGCCCCGGCAGACAGTCTTCTGCGGCACCACCAACCTCGACAACTTCGTACGAGACGAGACAGGTTCTCGTCGCTTCTGGATCTGTTCATCCGGTACCATCGACCTGGATGGGCTCCGAGACGTGCGGGACCAGTTGTGGGCGGAGGCGTTCGAAGCTTACCAGAACGGAGAATCCTGGTGGCTGGGCCGCGACGAGGAGCGGGCGCGGGGGTCGGAGGCGGCCTCCTTCACGGATCACGACACGTGGTATGACCTCCTCTCCGGGCTCGAAACCCAGTACCAGGATGGAATCGAGCTTCGCTGGTTGATGGAGCACGAGTTCGGAATCGCCATCGAGCGCCAGGATAAGTCGAGCCAAGCTCGCGTTTGCTCCGCTCTCCGCGCCGCCGGATGGAAGAAGGAGCGGGTGCGGCAGACCGGCGGGAAGCGCCCCGTCCTATGGGTTCCCCCCAAGAAGCGTTGATCGCCTCCGCAGGAGCTACAGGCCAGATGCGGCCTTGGACACCTTCCGGCGAGCGGAACGCCTCCTGAATCGGATCCTCTTGTAGATCCACTCCCCCTAGTGGGGTGCGCAGGCTAATTCGCGGGGCGGGGGCAGGGCTACGGCCCCACCTGCCCACGATTCGAAGCGCTTCTGCCGTTTCGCGGCTCATGATGTGGTTGGAACCGCGAAGCTGTAGTGTGTCCCGAGCTTTTGTGGAACTGCGTCCAGAACGGGAGCTGCGTCCATGGGGAGTGACCATCCATTGTGCCGTTTCAGCCCCGTCTACCACGCAGAGCGTAGTGCCTGGACACGTGGACTCACCTCCTCCCGTAGAGCTGTAGGGGGGTGATGTACACACTCACTTTTTGTGTGTGTCTCCTTCTTCTTGGTAAATGTTTTTGTAGAAGCTGTGTCCACTGTGACCAGTATAAGAGAATGGCGTCTCAACCTGGAAGAATTCGCTGGTCACAGCGCTGGTCACAGGTCGAAACGCCGGCACCTGTGACCTGGCGCCCGTACTCAAAATGGCGCTTCAACCTGGCTACTGTTGATCGTACTGAGGCTGATCTAGTGGTTCTGACTAGGTACGTAACTCTGACGACTTGTAGTAGATCGAGTAGGCGGTAGGAGTATCAGGTAGAGGAAATTGAGTGGGATCGAAGATGGTACCCCTCGGGACTCCTAAAACTCCCTCCCCCCTCGGAGCGGGATAGGGGTCACCCGTACGTGGTCGATCCTCATGTGCCACACCGTCAACCTACGCCTGGTAGGTTCCACTGCGGTCACTTTTGCCAGAAAACCACCTTGCGCGCCACGAGTGAAGGTCGAGACACATCGTGACAACCGCAGCGCTGCGGTCCATGGTAGAAGGGACGGTGGAGGTAGTCCATGATCTCGTCTCAACCTGTCCGAGTCACCACCCTTCCCATCATCGAGGGATCTCTCCGCCCCTCGAACAACCCCTCCGCCCTTCGCCTCTACACCCGAGCTACTCGCCTCCTCCGCTACAGTACTCCGATTACGGTGCTTCAAACGGCAGAAGGTGAGTGGTGGGTCTCCACCGGTCGAGGTCCTTCGCGCCGTGCCTGGTACCTGGGTACCTCGGTGGCCGAGGCGATGTTCGAGCTTGATTTCTGGGCGCTCGACCGATTCTCCGAACAGGTAGCCGCCTAGCGCCTCACCCATCTACTGGTGGCTCCGCCACCAGTAGACCCCCAAACCGATGACATTCCGTGACCTTGCACGTTCAGTAGGCGTGATTAGGTAGTGGGTGGAGGTAGTCGTGACCCGAAGAATCGAAGCGAAGGTGGAAGTGAACCGGGGCCGTGTGCTGTCCGAGCTGTGGCACCAGCGCCGCACGCTCGCGTACCTCGAATCGCAGGGCGTCGACCCGATGTCGCAGTGGGCGCAGGACCTGCGGGGGGATGTCGCGCTCCGGGAAGCCTACTGCGATGGCAATCCCGAGGCGGAGGAATGCCTCCGCATCCTCTACTCGCGACACATCGACTAGCCGCCACCGCGTAGCCAACCGGCCCGTAGCCCCCACCAGGGCACGGGCCTTAGGTGTCAGGAGGTAGTCACCATGCCCCAGGTTGCCATCAATATCTGTGATGCTCTCACCGCCGCTCCCGTCTCGATGGAGCGACCCTACCACCTCGTGTCCCTGGGCGGCGGGCATTACGTCCGCGCCATCCCGCTCTCCGCAGGAGGGGTGAAGCTCATTCCTGACGGGGACGGGGACGCTGGAGTCACTCGCGGATGGACGAGGGAGGGTCAGTGCCGGGCTGTGAATGCTCTGGATTCCCTCGGGCTCCGCGTCCGCATGGTGGACGGGTACTGGCTGGTAGGGACCCTCGCCCTCCACTAGTCGACAGGCACGGTGCTTCGGCCCCTACACGTCATGGTGAGGGGCCTTAGGTGTCAGAGGAGGTAGTGATGATTCACCCCGTGGATTCTGCCATGATTGCGCTCGCTCGCGCAGCTAGCCGCTTCGTTCGAGCGGTGCGCGAATCGCGCATCGAAGTCAGTGACTTCGATGAAGCGGAGTGGAAAATCCTGTCCTCGGCGGCCGCGGAGTACAGCGCGGCCGTGGCCGCGCACAACGCAGCCATCGACGCGAACTGCCCGGACCCGAGCAAGCGGTAGTCAGAAGGAGTAGCCGTGGACCCGAACTACAGCGTCAAGATGAACGTGCAGTGGGAGTCCGAGACCAAGGTGGTGGTCGTGGGTAGTATCACCGAAGAATTCGGCCACTACGAGCACGAGTGCGTCACCAGGAGCGGTGTCTGCGAAGACACTGCCGGCCCGCACACGAGGCTGGCAGTGGAGCTGGCGGTGGTCGCCCGAGTCCTGCATGCACTGGCCTCGGCGACGGAGACCATGGGAGAAGCCATCCCCTGGGCGGACGAAGACGGCTCCGTCCCGTGAAACTTCCGCCGTTCAAGGGAATCAGACTGCACCGTATCGCCCGGTCGGTAGGGACGCCAGTATCCCTATACGACGGCAGGGAGGCGGGCTTCGACGTTCACGCCGGGCCTTCCGGGGAAATCCTTCCATGGTCTACCGTCTGCGAGGAACATGGAACCATTATGCAACACGCCACCAGGAAGGTGGCGGAGTCCCACCTGTCACACCCGGAGGAATGGTGTGACGAATGCCGATGGTGTGACGAATGCCGATGGTGTAAGACCGTGTAGACAACGTGTGACACTCCCTCCCCAGTAGGGCAGATTAGGTAGTTGGTGGAGGTAGCGATGACGAAGGTAGGGTATATCCACTGGGGCGGAGGGTACAGCGTCGTGTGGTCCTTCGGTGGTCGGCTCGGGACTCTCGTCCCGAGTGGAGTGACGGCGAAGGGGAGGCGACTCAAGTTCAAGCGGTAGCTGTACCGCAGCGGCCGACCAGCCCGTAGCCTAGTAGGCACGGGCCTTAGGTGTCAGGAGGTAGTCATGGTCAACAACGGCAAGGGTGCGCTGTTCGTGGGTGCGCACGTCACGTGCGGATGGGGCGACCTCACCTCGGCCGGCGAGGTCGTTGCCGACTTCGGCAACGGGACGGTCGAGGTCCGGTGGACCGACCGCCCGGAGACCACGTGCGCGTACGACGTTGACCTCCGCCTGCACCGGACCCGCACCGAGGCGCTGGCCGAGGTCCAGCACGAGGCCGTGCGCGGGTACGATGCGCGGCGCGTGCGGGAGGTGTCCCGTGGGTAGCGAGCACCGCCCGGGCGACCCGGCACGTGGGTAGCCCCGACCACGACGCCCGCGCGTCGCGCCGCTCCGCCTGACGACCAGCCTGACAACCAGGCCCGTACCTCGCAAGAGGACGGGCCTTAGGTGGTAGGAAGAGAGAATGACAGTACGAGAACTAATCGAAGCGCTCGAAGAGCTTCCAGAAGAAGCTAAGGACTTGGAAGTAGCTCGCATTGGCACCTATGATTCAGGTTGGCGAGATCCAACAGATAGATGTCCCATCTGGGGTGTGGAGTACTGTACTTATTTGAATGAATCCTATAACTTTGTCGAAATCAAATCTTAGATTTAGCTCCCATCGAACTGACGACCAGCCCGTACCCCGCAAGAGGACGGGCCTTCGGTGGTAGGAGGTAGTCATGGCGTCCGGCCAGCTGTACAGCATCACGTACGATCTCGCCATCCCGAACGAGGAGGGCGAGGTGGACATCGAATACGGATGGTACCACCATGGCAGGTACCTCCGGTCGGACAACGATCCGGAGTTCGCGGCCGACCCGAGCGCGTGGGTTCAGACCTACGCTCCGCCGGAGGAAATCGACCACCGCTACCCCGACGAGTTCTCCGAGGCGCACCGCGAAATCACCGAGGACCCGATGGTTCTCGGGGTGTGGATCTTCCTGTTCGCGTCGGGCTGGCGCGAGCCGCCCGACTACCGAGACCACGACGGGTCCTCGCGATGGGTCCGCGACGACGGGTGCGTGGACTACCGGACCGGTGCGGAGCGCCGGTCTCACTGCATCCTCTACCCCTGCCTCACGGATGGGCAGTGGGCCGAGCTCGTGGCATTGTTCCGCTCGTCGGTGTCCCGATGAGCGACAGGATCTTCGAACCCGGGTGTGAAGCGGAGGACCAGCGAGGCGTGCTGGAAGACGCCGTCTCTCTGGCGTGCGTGATGATCTACCGCCCCACGTCGGCCGAGGTCGCGGCCCTTCGCTGGTTGGGAGACAGGTACTCGATCTCGACTTACCTTCTTTCGACCTTGGCGGAAGAGGAGGACGGGTCCTACACCATGCGGCTCGATACGTTCGAGGTGGGGGCTGCGCTCTCCGATGATGGCGTGGACCGGGTCCCATGCCTGGACGAGAGTACCACCCTGGCATACCTCGTGTGGTACATCGGGCCCGAGCCTGACGATTTGGAGTAGCGCGGAGCACTGGGGTGTGTTACACCAACGTATCCGATCTCGTAAAGGTAAGTGGTAGTCTCATCGACTACTTCCACGACGCACACAGGTTCGGCTTACCACTTACCTTTACGGCATCGGCTACCGGAGGACCACGTGTACACCTACACGTTCGAGTGCAGCAAGTGCGGGCGCCTCACGGCGACCGGGTGTGACCGTCACTACGCCACACAGCACCGCATCCTCGTGGTGCGGCCCGACTACCGGTACCAGGCCGGAGTCCCCTCGTCTGCACCCGCCGCCGAGACCACTACCGCCTAGCATAGGAGCATCGATGGACAAGCGGTTCATGGAACGACATCTACTTGCGCTGTCCTCGCCCGTCGGACCGGAGGTCGCGATCGTGTCTCTCCGGTCCGCGATCGTGCAGTATGCTGCGAACCACGAACGCAGGTTCGCGGCGAAGATCGGAGATGACTACGTGCTGGGCCCGGCATGGCGCGATCTGTGCCGTGCGTACCACCGTCTCCTCGATGGGGAGACGGGTAGGCTCGACTGCGCCACCCTCTCGTCAGAAGTCATCGGCCTGGTTACCCAGGCCGGTATGACGTGGGAAGACTGACCACCCACTAGTCGATCCCTCCTGACGACTACCCCCTACACGTGATGGTGAGGGGGATTAGGTGTCAGAGGAGGTAGTCATGGGTAAGAAGACCGACCTTACGGCAGACCAGATCCAGCGAATGCGCACGCTTATCGCCTCGTCCTGCGATGATCCGGGTGACGACTACCTGGACTGGGACGGTACGGATGCGGCGGTGCAGGCCGCATTCGAGTCTGACTTCTCCGCCATGGCGCGGGGGTTGACGCGGGCCACGAAGGAGGGGGCCGACGAGGCGGCCGCGTGGGCCGATCAACTGGCGTGGGTTCTCTCGGGCACCGTGCCCGAGCCCGTCCGGTACTGCGTGGCGGAGCTCCGTCCTCGGGCCGCCGGGGGTGCGCCGATCGAACTGTACGTCGGCATCAACTACGGGTCGATCCGCCCCCGGATGGTGGACCCCTACGTGTGGTGGGCCCGCTCCTGGCGGCAGGCTGCCGATCAGGCCGCTCACCTGCGGCGACTTGACCCTGCCCGGACCTACGTGGTCCGGGCAGAGCAGATCACGAAGACCTGCCGCCGCTGCACGGGAACCGGCGCGGACCCCGAACAGTCGGAGCCCCCTCTCGGGGTGGCGATGGCCGGCTCGGGCATCTACACCTGCAATGCGTGCGGCGGGTCGGGGGTGGCACGTGGGTAGCCCTGATCACGACCATTCGGTGTGGTCTCACCATGACGGGGAGTTCTACTGTTCCTGCGGCGCGCACCGCCGCGCGGTGAGGGTGTGGAGCACCCCGAAGGAAGGGCGTGCCATCCGCGCTCGTCGGGCGCGGTCCGCGGCCCGCATCCGTGCCACGCGTGGCACGTCGGTGGACGCGTACGGCCAATCCATGCTCCCACCGGAGGTGAACCGTGGGTAAGTACCGCGCACCAGATCCCCATCGCGGCCCCTGTTTCGTGGTCCATGCCCAGCTGCAAGAGGGCTGGGGTGGTATGCCGGCGGAACAGGCGGCAGTCGGGGCCCTCGTGGGGCGGACGTTCGAGTCCACCCAGGCGCTGGAGGCGGAGGCCGATCGGCTCTCGTCCGCGTCCGATCCGTGGGGTCCACCCTGGGTATGGTACATCGGGCCTGACGACCGACTGTACCGTTACGACGGGGCGCCTCGCATTCCTGGTCGCCATCTGACCCGCTGGGCCCACGTCAGCGAGGTCGGCGCCGACACCCCGCTGGGGAAGATCCTCCTCCGCAGGCGGCGCCTGCCCGCCGGCGTGTTGGTGCTGGCATGAGCGAGTACGAGTGGTCGCCCTACTCGGACCTGCCGAGTCACTATTTCTACGGGATCTCGCCATGCGAGAGCACCACCTTCTCGAGGATGCGTGCGCTCTTGCGGGCCTGGGTTACCGAGGACCGGCCGCCCGCCCGGCGGGTCATGCGCCCGACCGCGTCGCATGATGAACCCGAGTACGAGTCGCCCTACTCGGACCTGCCGAATTGCTACTTCTACGGGCTCTCGCCATGCGAGAGCACCACGCCCGCCGGGCTGAAACAGTTCGTCGCGCAGCAACTGCAGTGGCGCGCTGACCAGAACGTCAGCGGCTACGGCAGTGACTGGCCCCGCTTCGGGGCCCTCACCCGGAGCGAGTGGTTCGTGGCTCGCGACTCCGGGGTGTGGTGGGTCGGTGGTAGCCCGCCCCAGGCGCCCTACTTGCCACGCGAGGACACCGCGGACCGCGAACTCGTCTGGAGGAACCGCCACTTGATCCCAGAGATCGTCTGGGTCTACGACAACCAGGGGCGACCGGTCGGCGCCCGACACAAGCTCCCGTGGGGTGTGGAATGAGCGAAACCTGGCGCTGCATCGGCAGCGTGCGAGGATGGTGCGGCGCCAGGTTTCGCTCATTCCACACCCCACGGGAGCTTGTGT